TGGGTTCTAAGGCTCCTCCTTCAGCTCTAGTTTTAAGTTTTGTAAAAGATTTTAGTAGAGCTCGTTTGGGTATGATTGAAGTTTCTAAATTGATTATTTCTTTTATTGAAAAGATTGTTAATTACTTTAGAGAATCTCTTTTGAGTTTGCCATCTATTAAATTTATTGATTCTTGTTCTAAAGAAATTGATGAATTTTCTAAAGATACGCGTTTGTATGTTTATAAATACAATCGTGGCGTTTTACCAATGAATGAAACAAGTTATTCAATGATTTCTTGTCTTTTTGATGTTGGTAAGCATCTTCTTCGTACTATTCCAAAGGATAAATTTACTGATAGTTCTCTTAGAGCTATTTATGAAGATTGTAATTCTTTGCGTAAGATTCTCGTTGAATTGGAGCGAAGTGATATTTCACTTCGTGGATTTCGTCAAGAACCTGTTGGCATTTTGTTTTCTGGTGGTCCTGGTGTAGCCAAGTCTATCGCATGTAATTATACTGCTGAGATTTTAGCTCAGGATAATTTGACTCCTGAAGAGTTAGAAGAATTCAAAATAAATTCTGGTCCTTATATTTATTCTCGTAAACAAGAGAATGTTTATTTTGATGGTCTTAGTAATAAGGCTAAAGTTTTTGTTTATGATGATTTCCTTCAAGCTCGTGATGTAGCTGGTAATCCAGCTTGCGAAGCTATGGAGATTATTAGAATTCTCAATTCAGAGGAATATGGCGCTCATATGGCACACTTAGATAATAAAGGTAATGTCTTTATTAGACCTAAGTATGTTGTGTTGACTACTAATCAACCTAATCTTACTTCAAATGCTATTGTCAGTAATATTGCTTTAAAGCGTAGATTTGATCTTAGTTTTGTTGTTACTCCGAAGAATAGATTTACTCGTGATGAAGATAAAGGTAATGATTCTTGGAATCGACGTATTGATCGTAGAAAGTTACCTCTTAGTGCTATTCAAGGCATTGATGATTCTTCTTTAGAAGGAGAATTAGTTTCTGATTTACGACCTGATCAACTTGATTATCAAGAATATGATTTGGTTAATGATTCTTATGGTAATATTTTGAGCTATGAGCAAGTTTTAGAACGAGCTCGTTGTGTAGAAAAGGTTAAGAGAAAACAATTTGCTCTTCATCGAGAGAATTTTAAAGAAGCTGTTAAAAAGTATTCCAAAGTGTTTACTGTTGAGGCTTTGGAAGATGAGGTTCCAGATGATTATGAATATGATCCTGAATTGGATGATTCTGATACTGAATCTTTGAGTGTTCCTGATGGTTTTGTTAATAGTTTTGATGTTACTCCTTGGATGCGTAAAGAAATTGAAAATATTCTTTCTTTGGATCCTGAATATTGTCTTTATCTCCATAATTATGTTACTACTCATTCTATTGTTGAAAGACCTGATGATGTTATTGATTTTATGTTAGATAATGTTGGTTATCATCAGTTTCTTAAGGACATTGTTTTGAAATTTAAGTTTCATAAACCTGTACACTATAAATCTGAAAAATTGATATGTAAGATATGGCGGAAAATTTCTGTAATTGTTGATGCTTTTTTGGAATTAATTCCTAGTTGGCAACGTATAAAGTTTTTCTTAATTATTAATGGCCCTGCTATTGTTGGATTTTTATCTTTTATAGCTCATAGTAGTTTGTTAGCCTTCTTTGCTAAATGGTTATATAATTGGTGGACTGGTAAGCCAGCACCTCAATCTTTTGGTCATAG